TATCAATGAGAGAATGGGTACATAACTGTTGGAATGTAGTAATGGATCATAATACTAATCCATTAAAGAATATTCCTGATTTAAATACACGCCACATGATCATGCAAGTACTAGCTTGGATGTGGTGTATTGTGTTTGGTATTATTGCAGGTAGCATGTGGGCAGGAGTAGTTAGCATGATGCTACACGCATTACTACTAGCCGCAGTTGCAATAACCGTGGCTACCTTTGAAGTAGCAAAGCGCAAGCCATATGGTTTTTATAATGGGAGAGGTCTTGGCGGCGAACATGAATAATGAAATGCAAGATTTGAAGTTTACTACAGCAGGTGATTTTATGAAAATGAGTGATGAAGGTCCATTTAAATCTATATTCGAGGCAAACACTAATGGAGTTGTTCGTAGAGAAATCATAACCTATCGTGTAAAAGATGGTGTAATGATAAAAGAAGAAGCTTTTCGTGATTACTATGAAAGCGGAGATTACCATGATTCTCAGAATACTATAATATTAGCGGAGCGTTGATATGAGTGAGCAAACACATTATTGTACAACTAAAGGATTGGGATGGGCTTTCTTAGTTATATTTTTTATGATTGCTGTTGTGCCAGTACTAATGCTGATGGCAATGGTAGGTCTTGAGGATTATGGTCGGTATTGCAATCTTAATATACTTCCTTGTTTTGGTTTAAACTAATGCATATAATCAGAAAAAAAGATGGAGAAATATTAGCCGTAGCTTCACGTTTAGAGGATGCTATGGCTATCGCAGATGGTCACAGGATTGATAAAGAAGAATATGTTGTACAAGAATCTACTGATCAGCATGAACTATCTGAGATATATCGCTCATACTATGGAACAAGATCTTTATGACAGACGAAGAAGTAAGAGCGGCTGCACAGGCAGAAGCAGAGAGAACTTTTGACGCATTCATTATGTGGAGCAAAAGGGTTACTCTCTGGTCTATAATCTTTTTACTTGTAGTAGTTGTGGGCTGTAACTCAGGGGTACATAAAGGTCAAAGTTACCCCGGATATAATGGCGAACAGTATGATCCTACGATATAGAAGATTTAAACAATGGTATGCCAAACTTAGATCAGAAGGGTGGGATATGTGGGATAGCTTTAGATGGGCTTTACACAATTCGGGAACTCATACGATTGATGGAAAAAATCTATAACTATTATTGAATTAAATATAACAGAACTCTGTGACATGAAATGTGCTTTTTGTCCAAGGAGTTCTGGTTATCCTAACTCAAATCTAAACATGTCTTTGGATACTTTAGATGTTATTATAAAACATGCAAAAGAAATACAAAGTGTTACCTTTCACATATCTGGAAGGGGAGAACCAACACTACATCCAAACTTTTCAGATATACTTGACAAGCTTTCTGCCTTTAAGGTAAAGCTTTCTACTAATGGAAATAGAGTAGACAAATACCTTGATAAGATAAATAAACTACATAAAGTAGATTATAGCATTTATGACGAGTCTAAACTAACGCCACAAGAAGCTACAGATAAATATGATTTTCATGTTGTAGACAAACGCACTAGCGCAAAAAATGTATATCATAACAGAGCTGGCGCAATCGAAAATGAACTAACACAATCTAATCCTAGACACCCTAAGTATGGGCTGTTTTGTGAAAAGCCCTTTTATGTTGTATATATAAACTACAATGGCGATTACAATCTGTGTTGTAATGAGTGGTTCAATCCAACTGTGTTAGAGAATGTTCATACACAAACAATAAAAGAGTACTTGTCTGAGAACGATATTTTAAAATCATTTCAAAAAGATTTACTAAAAGGAAAAAGAGAAAAATCTCCGTGCAAAGGATGTAATAAACAAATGCATCCAAAAGCGGTTGACTTTCTAAATAAACTATATTATAATAGCTGAGTGTAAGTTTGGAGGATATATGAACTTTTATACTAGCGTTAATCGATACGGCAACTCTATCCTGTATCGTGGAGTAAATAACTACGGCAAAAGAATAGAGGCCAAGTACAAGTTTGAACCAAAACTGTATTTGCCATCCAAAAAGAAAACAGCCAAACATACAGCAATGGATGGTGTTCAGCTTGAAGAGATCTGCTTCTCTTCTATGTCTGATACAAAAGACTTCCTAAAAAGATATAAAGATGTAGATAATCTAGATGTATATGGTAACCAGAACTTTGTACAGCAGTTTATCACTGATAAGTTTCCCTCAGAGATAAAGTTTGATCGAAGCAAGGTTGATGTGTGTAACATTGACATTGAGGTTGCTTCTGATGAGGGCTTCCCTTTTCCTGAAGACGCAGCACATCCTGTTATCTCTATAGCACTCAAGTCAAGCCTAAGTGAGGTATATCATGTGTGGGGTCTTGATGAGTATGATGCGGAGAATGTATACAAAGACGATCTTATTGTACAGTATCGTCAATGTAATAGCGAAACCGAACTACTTGCCAAATTTGTAGAATGGTGGACCAATAACTGTCCTGATGTGATCACAGGTTGGAACGTCAGACTATTCGACATTCCATATCTTGTTAATCGTATCAAGCGTATTGGATCTGAGGAAGCAGTCAAGCGTCTATCCCCATGGGGGCTGGTTTCTCAGCGTGAGTTGCACATCAAGGGCAAACGTATGGATGCCTTTGAGATCACTGGCGTTCAGCAACTTGATTACTACGATCTGTTTCAGAAGTTTGGATACTCGTATGGAGCACAGGAGTCTTATAAGTTAGATCATATTGCGTATGTGGTGCTAGGTGAGCGCAAGTTATCCTACGAAGAACATGGTAACCTGTACACATTGTACAAAGAAGATCATCAGAAGTTTATTGACTATAATATTCGTGACGTGGAACTCATTGAGCGACTAGAAGAAAAGATGGGCCTAATCACTCTTGCTGTGACTATGGCATATCGTGGTGGTGTGAACTATGGTGATACCTTTGGCACTACTGCCATATGGGATTCTATCATTTATCGTGAACTAAACGCCAAGAATATTATTGTTCCACCAAACAGACAGAAAATGAAATCTTCTTACCCCGGAGGATACGTCAAAGATCCCTATGTTGGTGCTCATGATTGGGTAGTATCGTTTGACTTGAACAGTCTGTATCCTAACTTGATTGTACAATATAACATGTCACCTGAGACGCTGATAGGCGGTAAGACTTTTCCGCATGGTGTTGACTACTATCTTGAAAAGGATTGTGATACTGAAGGCGTGTCTGTTGCTGCAAATGGTTCAGCATACACAAAAGAGTTTCAAGGCATCCTTCCAAAGATTATTGAGAACTACTATGAAGAGCGTAGTGTCATCAAGAAGTCTATGCTACTTGCTCAACAGGCATACGAAAAGAATAAGACTATTGAATTAGAACGTGAGATCAATCAGTTAGAGAATAGACAGATGGCTATTAAGATCTTGCTCAACTCTTTGTATGGTGCGTTAGGCAATCAATACTTTCGTTATTTCGATATGCGTATTGCAGAAGGCATTACACTATCAGGTCAGTTGTCTATTCGTTGGGCAGAGAACGCTATCAACGATGAGATGAATAAACTCATGGACACGCTAGGTCAGGACTATGTTATAGCTATCGATACTGACTCGCTGTACATTAACTTTGGTCCTTTGGTGGACAAACTAAACCCCAAAGATACTGTCAAGACATTAAGTAAAATCTGTGAAGAACACTTTGAGAAAGTTCTTGAGAAGTCTTACAGTAAACTATTCAAGAAGATGAATGCTTATAAGCCACGTATGGTTATGGCAAGAGAGGCTATTGCTGATCGTGGAATATGGACTGCCAAGAAACGGTATATCCTAAACGTTCATAATAACGAAGGGGTGCAGTACGCACAACCAAAGCTTAAGATGATGGGCATTGAGGCTATCAAGTCATCTACACCTGAAGTTGTTCGTAATAAGTTCAAAGAGATCTTTCGTGTGATTATTGAAGGTACAGAGCAAGAGACACAAGATTATATTTCACGGTTTAGGGCAGAGTTTAAGTCTCTACCACCTGAGGCAGTGGCATTCCCAAGAGGTGTAAGTGATGTTGATAAGTGGAGATCCAATCAAGATATTTACTTAAAGGGTACGCCCATTCATGTGCGAGGTTCTTTGTTGTACAACAAATCAATCAAAGACAACTCTCTAGAGCGCAGGTATGAGACTATCAAGAACGGTGAGAAGATTAAGTTCATTTATCTACGCAAGCCGAACCCTATCAGAGAAAATGTGATATCGTTTCCTGCAGTATTACCTGCAGAAATACACTTGCATAAGTACGTTGACTATGATATAATGTTTGAGAAATCATTCATCGAACCCTTGAAGTTTATTCTAGACGCTATAGGGTGGCATGTAGAACCCAGAGCAACACTAGAAGACTTCTTTACATAATGTATTCAGCAACTATATTTGAAAGCCAATATGATAATCAAACTCATCGTAAGCTAGACTTCGATGAGTGGGATAAGTTTGAGAAGTTTCTGTACAAGCTTTCAGAGAGACCACTAGAAGGAAAGAAAAATGCGGAACTTATTTCTCCTGCTGTCTATGAAACTGGAACTACACGATCCAACAAAAATGTATTGCATTGGGCAGGTTGGGCTGCTGTTGATGTTGATGATCACACGTTTGAGGGGGATCTAAAAGATGAGCTTATTAGCACTTATGGTAAGTACTATTTTGTTTGCTATTCTACTGCAAGCAGCAAGCATGGTCTACCGAAGTTTAGACTTGTCTTCCCTCTTAGAGCAACTGTGCAAAGAGAGTCTATCAAACATTTCTGGTTCGCACTCAACTCCGAACTCGATTCGATTGGAGATAAACAAACTAAAGATCTATCTAGAATGTATTATATCCCTGCTACGTACAATGACGCTTTCAACTTTATTTTTACTAATACTAGCGGTAGCTATATAAACCCTGTTGACTTAATGTCAAAGTGGGAGTATAATGAAAAGAAAGATAGTAAGAACTTTATGGATCGTTTACCTGAGGAATGGCAGAGACAGATCCTAGACTATCGTAAAGATAAGATGAGTAATACAGATATAGTTTATTCATCATATGAAGACTGTCCATTCGTGAACAAGAACCTTGTGCGTGACTTCAAGAGTATTGCAGGGATAGACAATAGTGGTAGGTATGCTATGATCTATAAGATTATGGTATCCATAGCAAGCAATGCTGTTGAGAAGCAGTATGCTATTACTGCAACTGAGATAGAAACTCTGTGCAGACAGATAGACAGAGACACTGGAAATAGATATGAGCACAGACCTTTACATGTAGAGGCAAACAACGCTCTAGAGTACGCATACAAGAATGGAGTTATATCATGAGTACTTTACTAGACTTTTTAGATTCTGATGGTGAGTTAAAAGCAGGTAATCTTCCTGAAGAAGAATGGGTAAATATGCCTGAGTTCGTACAAGAGAAAGACGAACCGTATGCAAAGATCATTGTTCGTTTTGAAACTAAAGAGGATCTAAAAGAGTTTGGTGAACTTATCGGACAGAAAGTTAATGTCAAGACAAAAAGTATTTGGCATCCAAAATTAGA